GACGCCGGGCTGATCCACGAGGTGCTTGGCGCCGACCCATTCGCCTCGATGGACGATTCCGGCGGGCTCGTATTTGCCGCCGGCGCCGGTGTAGCCCCCACGCCAGAATCCGGGGACTGAGTTTGCATCGGCGAGCGCCCCGCCGCTGTTGCGAGTGACCACGTCGACATACACCGTGCGGTCGGGGATCGCCGCAAGGTCGGCGGTGATCTGTGCCACGGCCGCTTGCGCTTCATCGATCTTTATCTTGACATCGATGGCGGCGGCGTGCGCCTGCAGCGCGGCAAGCTGTGTCTCCAGGTCGTTGAGCGTCGCGGCTTGTGCGGCGGCCTGCTCGTCGAGTGCCTTGGCCTCGTTTTGCTTGTTCTTGGCGCGCGCTTCATCGGCGGTCGCTTGCGCTTCGGCCAGGCGCTCAACGCCCTTGGCGCGCTCTTCGGGATCGCCGAGCTTATCGACCAGGCGCGCGGCGCGCGCGGCTTCCGTGGTCGCCTGGTCGGCAAGCTTCGTGGCGCTCGCCGTGCGGCCGTACAGCGCGGCGAATTTTGCTTGCAGCGCGGCGTTTTCGACGTCGTTCAGCGAAGTGCGCAGGTCGCGCGTGTTGAGCGCTTCCTGGTCGGCTTGCGGCAGCGTGCTGCGGAGGATGTCGCTGGCCTTGTCGGCGCCGGCCTGGCGCGTGCTGGCGGCCGTTTCGAGTAGCTTCTGGCCTTCGGCGCTGGCCTTCTTGGCCTCCTCGAGGCTCGACTGCCAGGCGCTGCGTAGCGCGTCGCGGAGCTTTTCGGCGTTGGCGATCTGCGCCGCGGTGCGCTTGGTATCGTCGAGCAGGATCTCGGCGGAGACCTTGCCGGCGGCGATGCCGCGCAGCTGTTCGAGGTCGGCTTCCTTGGCCTGCAGGTCGGACTGCAGAGATAGGCGCTTGGCTGAGGTCTTGGCGGCATCGGCGGAGATTTCGGCGTCTGATTGTATGCCGCCTGCTTTTCTGAAGTAATCAAGCAGTCGCTGCTGCTCTGCAATCTTTTCGTCGACGAGGAATTGGGCGGTGCCCGCGTTTGCGGGGCGCTGGTTCTGCAGGGCGGCAATCTTCGCGCTGATGATGTCGACCTGCTCGGTGGCGGTCTTGGTCTTGTCGCCCAGGCCAACACCGAAAACCAGGTCGGCGAGGGTGACCTTTGACGCCCGAAACGCCAGCAAGGAGCTCAACAGCTCGTTGAGCTTGGGGACCAGCGCCGAGCCGACCGCTATGCCGGCCTCTTTCGACAGCAGCGCCATCCTGGTCAAATGGTCGTTGAATTTTTCGGCTTCCTTCGCGAACTCGGTGCCCATCACCGCGCCGAGCGCTTCGAGCTCGTCGCCCATCGCCTGCAGCCCGTCGCGGCCGGAATTGAGCAGCGGGATCATCTGCGCGCCGAGCTTGACGCCGAACAGGTCGACGGCCAGGTTGGTCTTGGCGACGCCATCGGGCATCTTCTGGAATCGGTCGGCGACGTCGCCGAGTACGTCGATGGTGCCGCGTAGCGTGCCATTGGCGTTGCGCAGCGGGATGCCCAGGCCGGCAAACAGCTTGGCGCTCTTCTCGCTGCCGGCGCCGGCCGCGGCGATCTCGACGGCCAGCTTGGTCAAGCTCTTGCCGAGCCCTTCGGTCGACACGCCCGAGAGGTCGGCGGCGTAGGAAAGTTTGCTCAGGTCCTCGACCGAGTCGCCGGTCTTTGCCGAGAGCTTCGACAGCGCGTCGCCGGCGTCGATGGCCTCTTTGGTAACGGCCGTCAGGGCGGCGATGGTGGCGCCGACGCTGGCGGCGCCACCGAAGGCCAGCGCTTTTGCCGACACGGCTTGCAGGCTGGCAAACTCGCTGCGCGTGCGCGCGATCGCGGCGACTGCGCCGCTGGCGTCGCCGGTGATCTTGACTTTGGTTTCAATCGCTGCGGCCATCGGCTGCCTTTAGTCGTTGCTCTGCCTGCTCCAGCGCGATCAGATACGTGCGCCACGGGTACGACCACGGAGTGCCATGGCCGTGGTCGCTGATCAGCCGGATGCAGTTGCGGTCGATAGCATCTGCTGCGCTTCGGCCTGTAAGGCCCGGGCGGCTGTGTCGATCAGCGCCCGGCAGCGAAAAAAACCGGGGTTGAGCTCCTTGCAGGCGATGCGCAGGTTTTCCAGTTCAGTCGCTGGGTAGGCTTCGAGCTCAGCGACGGTGGAGTTGCTGAGGAACGCGAGGTCGTCGAGACCGCAGTCATCGAAAGCCACGGCCGCGAAAAAATCGCGCGGCCCGTGGTCCGCCTCAACGAAAAAGTCGCGCATTTCGCCGACCGACACCTCGCGCGCGATGACCTCGCGCAGCGTGGCGCCGAGGCCGATAATGACGGATCGGTGCGCGGCCATTTAGTCCTCGATTTCGGCTTTGAAGTACTTGCTACCGGTGAGGATCGTGTCATCACGCTGAATCGTGAAACCCACGGAGGCCGTGGCGAAATCTTCGCCGATGAGCGACAGGTTTTGCAGCGCCCCGAGCTTGGCCTTGTAGATCGACCAGACGCCACGCTTGCCGTCGACCTCGTTGGCTCCATCGAAGAGGATCGAGACGTCGACGGCGCTGCTCGTCAGGGACTCGATCACGCTGGAGGACTTGGGCGTGTAGTCAATCGTGATCGAGTCGCCAGCAAGCACCGAGGGGGTGGTGATCGCCGCCGAGATGAGGATGCCCGAATTGCGCACCGTGTAATCGGCGGGCAAAATCACCGTCGCGCCCTTTTTGACGACCACGGCCAGCGATTTGTTGATCAGGCGCTTGGTCGGCACGTAGTTGCCGGGAATGATCTTGCCGCCCGCCTCGCCGACGATCGCCGTCGTGTTCAACGGCGCGGTCGAGCCCCACAGCAGCATCGCCAGGTTGGCATTCGTGAAGTGCCGCAGGTCAATGGTGCCGGTGACATCCGACAAGCGCACCAGGGCCGAGTCGACGCCGCCACCGCCGCCGACAAAATCGGTCAGCGACTTTTTGTCTTCCGACGCCGAGATGCTGAATGCCGATGCGTTTTCGGCCGATACAAAGGCGCGGCTATTGAATGTCGCGCCGCTGGCATAGAGTGCGAGCTGGATTTCGCCGAAGCCGACGACCGCCTTGAATCCCATGATGGTAAGTCCTTATGGTGTGCCGACGAGATGCATCGGCAAAGTGAAAGCCAGTGAAAGCCGGACCATGCGCCCGTCAGTGCCCGTCTCCGGCCCCGGTACAATCTGCAGCACGCGTCCGGGGGAAACTTCCCAGCCGACCAGCGCATTGCCGCCGGCTTCAAGCAGGTCGAACGCCGCCTCTTGCTGCTCGGGCGTGGCGCGGCCGCTGTCGCAATAGACCGAGAAAGCAAAGGCCAGCGCGAGGCGCGCGTTTTGCCCCGACTGGCTGCTTGGGTCCAGGCGATAGAGGATCAGCTTGCCGACGACGGGCGAGGAGCTGTCGTCGGTCAAGTCAACCGGCTCCAGCGACCCGAGCAACACCGATCCCGGCGCGCATTTCTCGGCCAGGCGGGCGAGGAGCGCGGCTTCGGTGCTGTAGAGGCTCACGGTAGCAGGGCCAGCAGGGCGCGGCGCTCTTGCGCGTTGATGCGATGCGTGACGCCGACCACCTTGTAGCTGGCGCCGTCGATTTGCACGATGGCGTTATGCGTCAGCGTCGCGCTGGCAGACTGGTAGCGCAGGGTGTGCGTGGTGTGCGCGGCCGCGGCGAAGGCGTCCTGGTCGATCGAGTCGAGCAGGCCCGGGAACGTTGTCTCGCCCAAAACGACGGCGGCGGCGAAGCCGGTGGGGCCGGTGTCGTAGGCGGTGTCGAAGTAGTCGGTAAAGTCGATCATGTGCTTCGGTCAGTCAGGCCATTGCGGCTTGCGCTTGCGGATGGAGGCGGGCGGCGCGGACGGCACCGCCGGTGCGGCAGGTGCGGCAGGTGCGGTCGGTGCGGGTGTGGCGGCCGTGACGCGTTCGACGCGGCCAATCGAGGCCGCGTAGCTCGCGTCACCTTCCGACAGGCTTACCAGATGGCCTGGTTCGACGGGGTGTCCGTGGAACCAGGCCGCCTTTTTCACGATGCACTCGACCGCCATGGTGTGCTTAGGTGATGGTGTTGGCGGCGGAGAAGGCGCCGGCAATGCGGATGCCGACGTCGGCCGTCAAAAAGGCGCGGATACCGGAGATGCCGGCCGGGAAGTTCGCGGCCTCGTTGATCGCGATCTCCAGCGCGCCCCACTCGGCAAAAATCACTTGCGAGAAGTCGCCAAAGATGGCCGTGGCGGCGGGCATGCTGTTGGTGGTGCGGCCACGGAAACCGCAGACGTTGCCTTCGAGGATGTTGCCGTCCCACAGCGGCGACGCGGTGCCGGCGAACTTCACGCGCTGCATCAGCAGGCCGGCGACGGTCGGGGTGGTCAGCAAGGCGCAGCCTGGGTTGAGCGCGTTGGCCGCGGCGACGTCGGTTTGCGCGTCGATGAGCGCCGCGAAGTTGAGCGACGTGCCGGTAAAGGCGCCGATGCTGCCGGTGCCGAGGATGCCGACCGGCGCGCCCGAGCCGCCGACGTTGATCGCGGCGACGTCCAGACCGATTCCGAGGACTTTGGCGAGGTCTTCCATGATGAACGTATCGGCGTCGGGGGTGGCCTGCTGCATCAGCAGGTGCGTTACCTCGGTGTAGGCGCCCATGACCTTGGGCCGCAGCTGCAGCAGGCCGATGGTCTGTTGCGACTCGGTAATCGTGGTGGCTTCGGTCGACAGCCAGTAAGCCGTTGCGGCGCCCGTTTGCTTGGTGATGTCGGCGTTGCCGACGAGATTGCCGAGCGTTCGGGCGCCAAGGGCCTTGATCAGCTGTGCGTTGCGGAGCATGCCGATGAAGTCCTGCGGCCGTAGCTGCGTGGCGACCATGTTGCCACCGGCGGTGGGCGTGCCGACGGTCATGTCGCGTTTCTGCACTTCCATTGGCATGTAGAACCCGCGGCCGCTCTGGCGCTGGATGCCGGCGCGCTGCGCTTTTTCGGCAAAGGCTTTCGACGCCTCGCGCTCAAGGCCGGCCTTGCTCCAGTCGTTGTCGACCATGGCGCGGATCGCCGCAGTCAGGGAGAAGCGCTTGGCTTCTTTCTTCGACATACCGATTTCGGGATCCCACTTGCTGCCGGTCTTGGCGACGTGGTCCATCAGCTGCTTGGTAAATTCCGCGGCGGGCGTACCGGCGCGGATGGCGGCGTCGGCCATGTCCTTGACGCCGAAGTCGGCAAACTGCCTGGCCAGCGCGTCA